AACATGATGTCTTGAACGATCTGGACCTTTGCCTGTTCTTGGTGTTGAACTGTGCAGTGTGAGTTCATTTCCAAAGAAGTTGATGTCTTGCCATTTTCCTTCTTCAGCCATATCAAGATCACAGCCTAACACGTCAGTGTACCATTTAGAGGTTATGTCTAAGTCACCTGCTTCGACTGCTAGATGAAAACAGTTGCTCATACTGCAAAACTTTCGCCACAGCCACATGAAGCAACGGCATTTGGATTAATAATTTTTAAATAGTTTCCACCTAATTCATTGACCCAATCCACTGTGCAACCTAGCACAAACATTTCAGCAACTGGATCTACAACCAATATATCATTAATAGGCTCACTCCACTTTACGTCAGGCCATTTTGATTTATGGTCCCAAACATATGTAAACCCTGAACAACCACCACCTTTTACGCCAAGTGTAACATAATCGCCTTCCGGTGTAACAGACCTTAGATATTTTATTGCTTTGTCGGTTACTTTTACCATATATTTTCCTAAACGGCTATGGTCATTGCTATAGCAGAATTTGTTGTTTCATCAACCCTACGAGTCCAACCTCTACCAAATGTCTCAAATGTAGAAAGTTTCTCATAATAGCTTTGTCTGTCCTTTTGATATGCCTCAATGGTTTCTTGTAAACCATGTTCGTCAACATATTCTTGAACACATTTTAATGTATTTGGACCGATGCCACCATCAACAGTAGTACCTATTAAAGTTTGAAGATATTTAGCAGCGCGTCCAGGCCCAGCATTAACACCAAAATCAAATACACATAAATTAAGGCCAGCGGGAAGGTCATCGCCTTTAACTCTGTCCCAATAATTTTCTTTATAGATCGGACCAACATCTGCAACCTCTAAATCTTTCATATCTTTTTGAATTAAGTCATTTGACATGCACCATTCTTCATACACTCTTTTGGTAACTCCAAGATTGGTTTCTCCACCTGGATCCTTTGGATGGTTTACATAACCACCCTCGTGGTGTAAAATCATTTCCAAACATTTTTGATAATTTGACATTTATTTTTCTCTCCGTATATTAAAAGGGCAAGTTGCCCTGCCCTTTTTATTTATATTACTTACCATTAATAAAGTCTGCTTCATCTTCAGTATATGGCCACATTATTTGAATCCCTTTCCAGGGGTCCAACCTCTTGCGACTGCATCAATTTGACCTCGTGTGATACCAATATCATTTAACTCGTGATCACTTAGTGAGCAGAGTTCTGCATATGCTTTGTTATCTCTCCGTGGTAAATTGTTGGAAAATAAATTTAAAAAATACTTAAGCATTTTCCATTTCTTTCCATGCTTTTTCATTAAGATCTGTTAAAGCTTCATGGTACGATTTATATGTACCTACACGATATAGATATTCAGCAATTTCTCTATTTGCTCTCATCTGTCTCGCGTATATTACGCTTTTACCAAAACCTTTTAGATTTTGCCATATTACTTCAAGTAGACTCGTTGAGTAGTTCAGCACTAGTTGTGTCATTTTTTTCCTCGTTTTTTCTGATTGAAATTTTACGAGGCCGCTTTTCTTCTGGAAGGACAACTTCAAGTCCGACAGTTAAGATTCCATCCGTTAGATTAGCTCCAGTTACTTCGGTGTATTCCGACAGTCTAAATGACTTTTGCCAATTTCGAGCACTAATACCCTTATGAACATACTTATCTTGTGATCGACGCTGAGGCCTGTCACCTTTGATAGTAAGGACATGATCCTTGACTTCAATATCAATATGTTCTTCTTTGAATCCAGCCACAGCGAGTTCGAGAGAATATTTAAGTTCCTCATCTTTTACTACGTTATGTGGTGGATAAGTATCCTTCGCATGCTTGTGAATGTTCTCAAGCTGATCGAAGATGTGGTCAAAACCAATAAAACCCGAGCGTGGGTATACAATGTTTCCAGTCATATGTTCCTCCTATTGACTAGCAAGGTTAATTATAGGACCCCTTTTGGGCATCCTATAATATATATACAAATTTTACTCTGTATTATATATTACTTCTAACAAAATCTCTATGGGAATATTATCAATTGATTCTCCATAGAGTTCTGCTAACTCTTCAATGGTCATTTGCTACCTATATTATATTTAGGGCACAATTCCCAGCTATCTTTTTCCTTAAACGGAATGATTTTTATTTGCCGTAATGGCGCAGTTGGTTTAATCTGTTCAGGATTATCAACTGTTATTAAACCCCAATCACTCATTAATTGAGCAATTGTGTTTCTTCTTGCAATATCATTTTCTTCTAAATTTGATTTCTTTCCATCAAGAAGAAATAATTCCTTAAAATGTACTATAAAATACCTACCTTGCTTATGTAAAATATGGCAAGATTGGTATAATTTATTTTCTTTTCGTGATGCGACACCAATACGAGTCAGTGTTTCTCTAACTTTTAGGAAGTCATCTGGCTCGTTAAGTACAACCTCAAGCATTGAGGCAGGTGTCCATTCAATTATGTTATTATTTTCCACCTTTATTAACCTTTTTTCTCAATTCATCTAGTTGATCCGACGAGAGAAGGTTAATAATTTGACGAGCTTTTTGGTTGCTGTAGCCATAGTATTGTTTAATAACTTCCACATCAGATAGGATTGAAGGTTTATTCCATTTGGAAAACCTTTTTTTCTTCCTAATGATATTTATAAGAAAGTCAAACGCCAAACGGTTATCAATTTGGTGGTACCTATTCATTTCATTCGCCATTAAGGCAGTATCATTAAAATAGGATAATCCCCGATTGACCATAAATGAATTATAGCCTTTCTCGGTGATATCGTCAATCATTATATTTTGCTTGGAATAATTAATTGCATTTAAATATTCAAACGGGTTCATTTGGCATCTCCTCCTGATCAGGGTGCCAATGAGTAACATCACCCGTTAAAAATCCATAGTCACAAGCAAAAATATGCATCCCAGGCCGTTCTTCACCATCGTCATCTACATATAATCCCTCATACCAGCCTCTATGCATACCTACTATTTCAAAATAATACCAACACTTTTCACCCACTTGAGGTAATTTTTCTTCAACACTAATCCATCTTGATTGCATAACATTCTCCTATTTTTATGTTACAATTGTGTTTCTGTTGGATTAGTTTGTTTATTCGTGTTTTCTTCATGGTTTATGTAAACTCTACATTTGCCATTATTTCTGTCATACAAGCAACAACATTTAATTCATGATCGGCTACAAATGCCTGTTTGTATTGATAATCGGCCAATATTAAAACCAATTGTGGTATTGATTGTGGTTTTAAATAATCATACATTTGATCATATACTCCACGGAATATTGCCGTTGCCTCAACATCCATATTATCGGTAACCCATTTACGCATCTGTTTAAAATCTTTGGATTTTAAATGAGTAAATAACTCTGTAAAATTACAAATATTATTATTTACGCCAGTAATTTTACCATTAAAAGCCTGCCGTTGTAATTCATTTAATACTCTACGCCAATCAGGAGCAAACCTCATAATGAGTTCGGCAAGAACCTTTTCATTATATTCCACACCCTCGTCCGTAAGAATGGTCTTTGCACGATCCATAAATTTCATACAAAGGTTGGCCATACTTTTCTTGGTGGTATTAAATTCATATACACCACACCTAGAATGAAGTGGTTCGATGATACGATTTTTAAAATTACAAGTTAATATAAACCGGCAGTTATTGGCAAACTCTTCAATAAAACCACGTAATGCTGGTTGTGTTGACTGTGGGTTTAAATAATCAGCCTCATCAAGGATCACAACTTTAAAGCCACCTTGCAAGGAAACTGATGATGCAAATTGTTTTATTTTACCGCGAAGCGTATCAATATTACCTTCCTCGGATCCATTAATTAGAATCCAATCAAGGCCCATTTGGTTACACATTGCTTTGGCAACAGTTGTTTTACCAAGACCGGCAGTACCTGTGAAAAGCATATTAGGCATCTCACCAGATTGCACAATCTTGGCAAAGGTTTCCTTTAAATCATCCGGTAGGATAATATCGGAAATAGTTTTTGGTCGATATTTTTCAACCCAAAGAAAATCGTTTGACATTCACTTACTCCATAACAAAAATACATTATAACACAATTCAAAAGGAATGTAAATATCTATTTTTTCTCTGCAGGTTTATTTTCATCTTCCATTGCTTTTTCCTGCTCATGATTTTCCACAAGTTGGATAATTTGAACACACTGGTCTCTAAGTGTTCCAATGGTTGATAATTCTTCGCCTTTAAAAGCGCCTCTCTGAGTCATGGCATCCACAACTGCAACGGTACTACGTGAAACCTTGTTGGCAAGGTCTGTAATTTGATCTAGAATCTCTGACATATTATACTCCAAATGTTGATGTCTTTTCCAAGGCAATCCAATAATTTAGATCACTCTCCTTATTTATAAACTGAGAAATCAGCTTTGATGAAATATTTACCTTGTAATCTCCTGGTATAACTTTTACATTACCTATATCCAGAATAAAATTAAAGGTAGCCGATTCATCATATTCGGCATCGACATCAATATAAAAATTATTTGATGTTGAATTTTTTGAGTCAATAACTCCTAAACGAATTGATCCATCGTTATTTGTGATACTAACCTCACTATGTCCTAGTGTAGTGGCAGCACGTTTTAATTTATCCAATGTTGAAGCATCCAACGTAAAGGTTACGTCTGCACTTGGCATTGTAATATCCTTTTGAGACGTTGTTAAAATATCTTCAGATGAATAAAAATATTTAATTTGACTTCTGCCAGAGGCATCTGTCACTAAAACGTAATCATCTTTAAAGGATAGATTAGGTTTATCTACTAAACCAAGCACACCAATAAATTCATTTAGATCATAGATTCCAAATTTTATTGGAAAGTCCTCGGCCACTGTGGCTCTAGAAAGGACATTACGAGCCTCACTAATTGTTCGTAGGGTATTGCCATTTTCAACCAAAATATTTGAATTGATATTAGCAAAGTTTTTTAATACACCAAGTGTATTTTCAGATAGTTCCATTATATTTCTCCGCAATTAATATAAGTATATTATAACACATAAAAGTACAAATGTAAAGTGTTTTATGCTGCCATTTTACTAAAGTTTCTCTCTTTGGCAAATTCAATCTTACCATC